TATATTAGGCGTCTTGAATCTTTGGATGAGGACAGCAAACGTGCTCTTTTATACGGTGATTGGGATGTATTTGCAGGACAAGCCTTCAAGGAATTTAATCGTGACCTGCACGTTGTTAAACCTTTTCCGATACCTAAGAATTGGACAAGATACAGATCGCTTGATTGGGGCTATTCTAAGCCCTTTGCGGTGCTTTGGGGCGCTGTAGACGGAGATGAAAATATTTATATTTACCGCGAGCTTTATGGCTGCGAAAAAGGCAGATATGACACAGGGATAAAGTTAGATGCCAAAGAGGTTGGTAAGGAAATTGCAAAGCTAAGCAGGTTTGAGAAATACAGAAAGTCTGTGGCCGATCCTGCTTGTTTTTCTAAGCATGGCTACAAAGGAGAAACCATAGCAGACTTACTAAAAGAAGGCGGAGCAAAGTTTGAAAGGGGCTACAATGACAGGATTCAAGGCAAGAACTATATACACGAAAAACTGAAAATCAAAGATGATGGCAAGCCCTCCTTGTTTATTTTCGAGAACTGTATTCACTTAATCCGCACTCTTCCTGCTTTGGTTTATGATAAATCAAGACCTGAGGACGTAGACACTAAAGGCGAAGATCACCTCTACGATGCCCTTCGCTACATGGTATCTGCAAGAATGAGGCACTTCACACAAAAGAAATCACCCGTCAGAAGGCCCATAAACCCATATACCGGGAGGTGAGATGATTGGCCGAAGAAAAGAAAGACCCTTTGGAGATAGTTGTTGAGGACTTTAAAAGAGCACAAGAGGCAAGACAGCCGCGGGAAGATAAATGGAAAAGATATTATGAGCTTTACAGAAGCTATGTTGAAAATAGAAGTGATGGGCTTTCTAACTTATTCATTCCGTTGGTGTTCGCTGCTATTGAAACTGTTTTACCTCGTATTGTTGAAGCTATCTTCGCAAGCAGACCGTACATGGCTGTACTCCCTAGAGAACCGCAAGATGTTGACAATGCGAGGGTAATGGAGACATTAATCGATTATCAGCTTGTAGACAAAATGAACATTGTTCGCAAGTTTAACAATTGGATTCGCGAATGTCTTATTTACGGTACCGCCGTTGGAAAAGTAGGATGGAGATTTGAGACAAGACCGAGAATAGTAAGGGTTCCCCGGCTTGAGATTTTTGGCGTTAAGTTTGGCGAAACCACTAGAGAAGAGCAGACTGTATTTTACGATGACCCCGATTTCGAGCCAATCGATTTATTTGACTTCTTTATTGACCCTGATGCTACAACGATAGACGAAGCTGCTTTCTGCATACATCGCTCTTACCGCTCCATGAGCTATCTTAAAAAGCAGGCCGAAAACGGTATCTACGAGAACATAGATAAGCTTGAAGAATTAACAGCTTCGGGTACTATCACAAGTAATGAGCGTATATCTGATATAGGTCTTGGCGGTGGCACTTCGGGTAAAAAATTTGAAGTCTTAGAGTATTGGACAGATGATAGGGTAATTACGGTTGTTGAGCAGCAGGTGGTAATTCGTGACGCTAAAAACCCCTACTACCATCGCAGAAAGCCCTTTATAAGCATAGTGGACGTGCCTGTACCACATGAGTTTTATGGCATTGGCGAAGTAGAACCGATTGAGTATCTTCAGTATGCCTATAACGATTTTGTAAACCAAATCATGGACAATATTAACTTGTCTATTAACAAAGTTTGGGTTGCGAATAAAGAAGCTGATATCGATCCAACGCAGCTAACAGTTAAACCGGGGCACGTGATATGGGCTGAGGATATACATAATGATTTACGAGAAGTGGTGTTTGCTGATAACACAGGCTCAGCTTTTAATATGTTGGGGCTTATGGAAAACCAAATTCAAAATGTTTTGGGTGTATTTGACTATATAAAGGGAGCTACACCTTCACGTGCTGAAACGGCAACAACGGTTACAAGTCTGCAGGAAGCTGCTAATATGCGCTTTAAGCAGAAAATCCGCACAATAGAGATTATGGGCTTGCGTGACCTTGGCCGCTTTATGATTCAATTGAATCAACAATTTGTTGATAGGACGCGGCTTATTCGTGTGGTTGGTGCAGAAGGAGAAATGTTCCAAGAGATTTCTCCCGAAGAAATAGGCGGCGATTTTGATTTAATTCCTGTAGGTTCAAGTGTTGATCCGATTGCTAATAAGTTTTCAAGGCAGAATCAGTTGATTAACCTTTATAATACAATCGGGCAGCACCCGCTTATAAATCAGCAAGAATTTTTGAAGATTATCTTCGATGCCTTCGATGTTAAAGAGCAGTCAAGGTTAATCAATCCAATGCAGATGATGCCGCAGCAGCAGGGTGCAGGCGAGCCAATGCCGCAGATACCACCGGATATACCGCCTATAGAGGGACAAGAGCTACCACCGGCACCGATGGCTCCTGAGGGTGAGCCGTTGCCTATCGATCCTGCTTTAATGCCGCCGGAAGGAGGGCCTGCTCTTGAGTGAGATTGATTATAAAAAGGTTCAAGTCATGCAAGATCTTATGTCACTTCTTGAATCTCCGGGTTGGCAATATATTAATGATTACCTAGAACACAAAAAAAATCGTGCTCAAGCAGAATTATGCAGCAAAAACTTCACTGATATATGCGAAGTAATTAGGCTTCAGGAAAGATTTAAGATGGTAGAGGGGGTGTTTGGAGAAATTAATCGATTGATTGAAGATGGTAAACGCGAACTTAAAAAAGAAATCTAAGAAAGGCAGGTAAAAACTATGGTTACTAAATGCGACAACCCTAAGTACGAATCCCCGTTCTTCGACCTGCAGCTTTTTGCTGACGAGGATGGAGGCGCCTCTGCTGATGACATTTTTGCCGGCATAGATGAATCTGCAGATGCCGAAGGCGGACAAGGTTCGGAAGGGGCCGCAGAGGAAACCTTCTCTAACACGCAGGAAGGTGGCTCCCCTGAAGAAGGACAAGAGCTAATCTTCGGCAAGTTTAAGTCGCTCGAAGATGCCCAACAGGCATACTTCAATGCTGAGGCAGAACTTACAAGACGCTCACAAGAGCTTGCACAATATAGGCAACAGCAGGAAATGATGCAAGCTCAACAGCAGTACCCTCAACAACAAGAACAATATGATCCCAACGAATTAAAGCGGCAATTTTTAAATGCATTTGTTGAGGATCCTATTGGCGCACTGCAAGCTGTGATGGAAAGCACTCAAAGAGAGCAATTGCAGCCAATCTATCAAGATATGCTGGTAAGAAACATTGATAGTGCAGTATCAAAGCTTCAAAGTAAATATGAGGATTTTAATCAACTTGAGGATAAAATGACTGCATATCTACAATCCAATCCTTCGATTATGCAAGCTTTCCCCTCTATTGAGCAGAGCTTTGAAGCTATCTACAAGATAGTAAAGGCCGACATGGCGCAGCAAGCAGTGCAGCAAGCAAAAGAAGAAGGCCGCAATGAAGCATACGCGAACATTCAAGCCAAAAAAGGAGCTTTTTCCGAAGGTTCGCAAGCAAAAACTAACTCGGCAAAAACTCCTGAGCAACAAATTATAGAAGGCATTTTAGGTGCAGGTACAGGAGGCTTTGCCGATCTGTAAGGAATGATTATAGATGGCACATACAGTTATTGATATTAATCAAGATCGTAGAATAGTCGATATGTCGAATACCATTCACTTGCTTCGTCCAAGTGAATCACCCCTTGTGGTGTTACTGCAAAGATTGGCGAAAGAAACCGCTTACGATGTGGAGTTTAAGTGGCTAGAGCAGGGCGATATCGAAATGTGGGATACAGTAACTTCCGCTGTTGAAGCAAGTAGCGGAAATCATCCTGCAAAGATTCCTGTTTCTAACCCTAATATCTTCAGCCCTGACGATATCGTTGAGATTCCTTCCACCGGTGAGTTAGTGCTTGTTAAAGGAGTTACCAACGAAGAGAGCGATAAGAGCATTACAGTTACCCGTGGATGGGCTGGTACTACATCTGCAAACATTGCTAATAACGCAGCCCTTCATAGAATTGGCGATGCACAGCTAGATTATTCCAAGTCTCCTGACGCAAAACGGGTAGAGCCTGTCACAAAGTCTAACTACGTACAGCTTTTTAAGACTGCCGTGGAAGGCTCCGGCCGTCTTGATGCTGTGAAGCTATATGGAGGCCCTGACAAAAACCATCAGCGCAAGCTGAAAGGTATTGAGCACCAAGTCAAACTTGAAAAAGCATTTTGGTTTGGTGAAAGGGCTTCAGATGCTTCCACAGGCAAACAGCGGACTACAACTCGTGGTGTGCTTCGTTGGCTTGCTAACTGCCCAACTAAGGTGAATATGCAGGCTGGTGGCGGAATAGGTGGCGGAACAGGTGGCGGAACAGGCGTTTTGACGCAGGATGAATTCGATAAAGGATTCTTGCAGGATGCCTTTTACTATGGCTCTGACACAAAATATTTGTTCTGCTCTCCGCTCTTGCTTTCTATCATTAGCGGTTGGGCTTATGGCAAACTGCAGATTGAGCAATCTCAGGACACTTCTAGCAAAACTTTTGGTATTCGTGTCGGTACCTATGTAAGTCCGCATGGAATCGTGAAGATTATCCCTCATCCTCTCTTTAAGGGTGAGTATGGCGGCTATGGCGTGCTGCTTGATATGGAGTGCTTGAAGTATCGTCCGCTTAATGGCCGGGATACTCAGCTTGAGACAAACATCCAAGACCCCGACCTTGACGGTTGGAAGGATATGTATATGACAGACGCAGGTCTTGAGTTTAGGCAGGTAGAGCGTCACGGTTTAATCTATGGCATAACCGGATAAATTGGAGGGGGCTTTGACCCCCTCTGTTATTTTAATAATGAAGATGAAATGAATTTTGATGATTAAGGAGGGTATTATTTAATGGCAAGATTTATTTCGCCTAGCAAAAATCTTAGGCTTGTCATGAAGCCTATGCGCAGGCAGATTGTAGAGGGTGTTCCATTTCTGATGCCCGGCAAAGCGATCAAGTTTTCTAATGGTGTTTACGAAACTGATGATGAAAAAGAATTACAGTTCCTTCGTAATCATCCTGTTTTTGGCAGAGACTTTTTCGAGACTAAAGTGGCGCAGCCTGTTGTAGAGAAGAAGGCAGAACCTGAAGGATTCATGTGTCAAGAATGTGGTAAGATGTTTAGTTCTGAAGCGGGCTTACGTGCTCATATGAGGGTACATGATAAAGAAGGTGAGTAGTTATGACACTTGCCGAATTGAGAGACCGGGTATGGGTTCTGTTAGCAGAACCCGGCCCCGGTTTTTTCTCGAATGAAGAGATTGACTACAATATCAACGAAGGTATTCGTGATGTAGCTGATAGAACAGAAGCTGTGATTGGCTCAAAAATAGTGGAAGTTGAAGCAAACACTTTGGAAGTACCACTACCCGATGATTTGATCCGTGTGAAGAAGGTGTCTGTTGGTGGCAGAAAACTTTCTGTTGTTAGTCCCGAAGCACTTGATGAGGATGTTCCGGGGTGGGAAGAAACTGCAGGAACACCTACTAATTTCTTCCAATACGGCAGGTATTTGGTACTATATCCTAAACCTGCTGAATCAATAGAAATCAAGCTGTGGGGCGTAACTTCCCCGCCTATGCTTCTTAATGATGAAGATGAATGTGGTCTGCCTGAGTATTTGCAGCCGCTTGTTGTTTTATATGCGCGTCTGATGTGTAAGCAAAAGGATGATACACCGCTTGATGTGCTTATGGCATATCATAACGACTACGTGAACAAGTGTGAACAGGCACGCAGGAGAATTGTTAGCCGTTCGCCAAAGCCGGTTATAACCGTTAGAGCGGCTAGAGGGAGTGAGTATTGATGCATATAGTTGAATTTTTGAAGGAGATAAAGAGGAATAGAGAGATATAGCGGCACTATTTTTGTTGAATATCAACACCCGAAAAGCGTGGTGATTACATGATCCGTTTACTTGACCTTGCCGGTGGCCTTGATCTCGATTCTCCGAAAGACAAGATAGCCGACAATCAATCTCCATATATGGAGGGCTTTGATCTCGGCCCTGGGCCTACTGTATCTGTGGCCAAAGATTTCACTGAGTATAAAATCTTAGGAACCACGCCAATTGCTATATATAAATTCAAACGCAAAAGTGGAGCAGAGCGGTTTGTAATTGTAGCAGGCAAGTATGTTTATGATGTTACAGATGGCATTGAAAGTGTTTACACTTTTGCTGTTGCACCTTCTATTGCTAATTTTGCTACTTGGCGTGATAAGTGCTTTATTGCCACTAACACAAGCAAACTTC